TTACCTAGCAAGGCGAGTGTTTGACGAGAATTTGACTTGATTCACGTATGACAATAAATGGTCGGCATTTAGGTGTGCATACTTCTGAACCATTTCTATCGTTTCCCATCCGCCTAACTCTTTGAGTACCATTAGCGGTGTTCCGCGTTGGATATGCCAGCTTGCCCAAGTGTGACGTAAATCATGAAATCGGAAATTCTTAATATTGGCTCGCTGCAAGGCGCGCTTAAAATCCCTTCGTGAAATATCATCACGTAGTTTCCCTGTTCCGCTATGAAAAACATAGGGAGACACTTGATATTTCATCCTTTCTTTGATTAGATTAATTGCGTCATCACTTAAAGGCAGAGAACGTCCACGTCCAGATTTTGCAATATCGCCAGTAACTATTGCCATTTTGTTAGCAAAATTAATTTTATCCCACGTCATTGACAAAATCTCCGTCATTCTAGCCCCCGTCAATAAGGCGAACTGGCAGACATCTTTCATCCAATTAAGATTTAAGCTATCTAATAATCGCTCTGCTTCCTTTTCAGTAATCCAGCGGATGCGTTTTTTGGGTTCGCTATTTTTAGCGATATAAGGCACGACATCAATCCAACCAGCTTGCTTTGCCAGATTGATTGCCCGCATAATGGACGAACGATAGCGGTTTTGGGTTGCTGGGGAAAGTATTTTCCCTGTGCGTACAACGTGCGTAGGAATCGCATTTTGAATATCTTCACTTGTTAAAGAACTAAGCAGCTTGTTCCCGATTTCATCGCGCCAATATTTGGCGTGCTGAATTTTGGTGAGTTTGTCTTTTTTATGCTCTGCGTCTTTGAGCAATAAAATTAAGGCTTGCTCCACCGTTTTTTCGGGCTTTTTGTTAAGCTGATCCACTTGCCATGCTTCGTGCTTGAGCTTATCGTGGAGATGTTGAGCTAATTTTTTGTCAGTTGTTTTACTACTGCATCGAACTCGCTCGCCGCTTGGTGTGGTAAAATCGATTTGCCACACGCCATTTTTATTTTTGCGGATCGGCATTTTTGTTTCTCCTGTGTATCACCGACCTTCGCATATAGATCGCTGAGATTTTCAGCTTTTTTGCGATTGCGATCAAGATCGGATTTAAAAACTCGCCACATTCTAGACCCTTCCATTTGGAAAAATCCCCACTTTAATTTATTTTTCCGCACGGTTGTTTCGCTAAGGTTCAAGCACTTTGCAACATCGCGAATAGTGAGCGTTTGTTCCATATTTCCTCCAATAAAAAACCGCCCATAAGAGCGGTTATAACGGTTTATTTTAGTTAGCCCACTTCATCTAACTTATTCATCTTTTTGTAAAGAGGATAGGGCGATTTAATGGGTTGTAAATGGGTTTTAAAAATCGTTCGGGTCGTCGTCTTCCTCTAGCTCTATCACATCAAGCCGTTGAATAACTTCAAATTTAGCTAAAAAACGCAGTCTGTTCTCAAAATCACCATCTCTCCATACATACATAACTTCGCGTTCCGGTTCTTCAAACATATCCCAGGAATAAGCGTTTTCTTTCGCGATATGTAAAGCGACATTATCAAAACACCTACTTTCATCTTCCCATGTATTTCCATCATCATTGTTTGTAGGATTGTTACTTTCCAATGCGTAACGATATAAATATTTAGCCATAATTTATTCCTCCGGTGGTTGTGGCAATGGTTGCCAGTGAGTAACTTCGCCATAAAGAGGGATGTAACCAAACCCAATTAGTTCTTGATATAAAGCAACCCCGACTTCTTTGTCTCGGCTACAAATCAAAACTCTTGTATTAGGTTCAGGCAACCGTTCAGAACACTTAATCCAGCCATTATCTGTCGGATAATCAACAATTTCTGGTCTTTCAAGCACATAGTCAAGATCGGTACAATACTCATCTTTCTCTTCTTCGCTAAACCACAGCGGTTTACTTAAGCCTTTCCATGCCACGCTTACCGCTTCAATCCCTGAACAGATTGAACCGTAGGTAAACATAGTGCGGTTATTTTTTCCTCTGTTTTGGATTAATCACAGGCAACACAGGCACAATCGGTTTTGCTGTTGTAGCTGTTGTTGATGGGCTACTGCGGTTTTCATTTATCCAGTCAAATAGTTCCTCCCACGAATCGTAGTCAAGTTTGTGGAATGCGTTATTTCGGTCGCTTGCCCAGCGTTTCAGATGCTCATTAATATCGCGAGTAATTACCTCTCGAGTATTACTGCTTAACACGCTCCAGTAGGTTTTAACATCGTGAATAGTTTCGCTAACGATATAAGTATGTCGTGGCAAGCTGTATCGGACGTGACTAATCATTAAATCTTGGAATTTATGTAAGGGGATTTTGATGTTAATTTCATTCATTTTCGTTTGCTTTTCTTTTTACGTTTACTAAAAATACGTTCTTGTTTTATCGCTCTAAGCTCAGTTTCAAGTTTCGCATTTTCTCGTTTTAGTTGATTATTTTCAGCTTTCAAACTTTCAATTAATTCACCCAATTTTCGTAGCTTCAATTCATGGAGTTCGATAGATTTATCAATATGTTTATCCAATCGTCTAAGATCGTCTATCAGGACTTTTTCAGCTAGCCGTTTAAGTAATCTCATAATCTATCCCTAATCCCGCCAAATTCTTTTATTAGGCTATCCACTGTTTTACCAAGCACGCTCGCCATTAAGACAAAGTCTACATCAAAACGAGCAGTTACATCTTCTTTTACAATATCATCGTTCTGCTCGGTGATATTGTCGTCAAATTTCAGGCGTTTCAGCGTGCCATCTTCGATTAATACGAATTTAAGGTTGTTTTCCCACTCAAGCGCGAGTTTAGAGATCAAGCCATTTTGAACAAGCTCAATAATTTCCTCGTCTTCAACATCTTTTTGCTTGCAGTGAATAACGCCAAGATCTTCTTTTTCGCGGATTTCCACTTCCTTACGCAAGATTAGCCAATCAGGTGCAGTATCTGTAACCCATCTTGTCATTACTTCACACGGCGCACAGTTAAACGCCAACGGTACTACTGGCAAGCTACCAAGCGATTTACGCAAAAGTGCAAGTACATCTTCGGCTGTTTTACTTGATGCTGTATCAACAAAGATAAGTTGTTTCAATGTGTCGATATAAAGTGCGGTCATTTTGATACGAGAAAACGCTTGCGGAAGTAGGGTAGCTATCACATCATCTTTTAAAGATGATCGTTCTACTTTCTTTAATTTTCGCTGTTCTTTTTCTTCAAGTGCAGTGATTCGTTTATTGAGTTCACGATTCACAACTTCCACAGGCAAAATCTTCTCTTCTCGTTTAGCTACAAGTAAGATTTTTCCGTTCGCTTGATGTGCTAAATTTTCGCTGGTGACGAGCGGAGCAGACCAACCGAAATGGCTAACATCTGCTGAACCACACGGAGTAAATTCACATTCTTTGAGTTGTTTTTCGATATTCTCAAAGTCTATTTGTTTTGTTAATTGGTAAATAATTGCATTTCTGAACCAGTACATTTTTATTATTCCTCATAAATAAAAGCCGCTAATTAATAGCGGCAGATTTTAAGCATCATCTTCGTAGTAGTGTTCTTCAACCACGAATCTATCACTACCATAGATAGGTTCTCTATATGGTTTTTTAGTCGTCTTTAACCTCAACAAACTCACCTATCTCATCTAACGTGTACCAAGTATCAGCTTTGATGTTATTTTCACCGACTTTTGATGCTTTGATATGGATTAGCTCGCCATCATGATTGCGATATACACAAACAATAGCACCATTAATACTCGCCTTAGCTTTAGATTGCCAACCAAGCGCAACAGCTATAGATTGCTTGCCAGATACTTCCGCTACCGACTGATCGCCTGTATTAGTCGCTACCGACTGATCGCCTGTATTAGTCGCTGCCGACCGATAGCCTGTATTAGTCGCTGCCGACCGATCGCCTGTATTAGTCGCTGCCGACCAATAGCCTGTATTAGTCGCTGCCGACCGATAGCCTGTATTAGTCGCTGCCGACCGATCGCCTGTATTAGTCGCTACCGACCGATAGCCTGTATTAGTCGCTGCCGACTGATCGCCTGTATTAGTCGCTGCCGACTGATCGCCTGTATTGGTTGCTGCCGACCAATTGCCTGTATTGGTTGCTGCCGACCAATTGCCTGTATTGGTTGCTGCCGACCAATCGCCTGTATTGGATACCTTGGCTGCATCCCAATCAACTTTACCTTTTATCCATTCAACGGCTTTTTTTATCATTTCCGGTAAGTTAATTTCGGTTTCGATCGTGATTTTTGCAGATGCAATTTTTGTATCATCACTATCTTTTGATGTTTCGCCGCTCATTTTAACTACAGCAAATTTACTTACCGCTGGACTGTAATAGCTAAGCACATCAAGCGGGTATTCGCAGGCGTGGAATCCACTCTCACAAGCCTTAACATTACCTTTATGCTCATACGTTTTGCCTACCTCATACTGATAACCTCGACAAGTCCAGTCTTGCTTAAACCCTTTATAAGCTATAATTTCTTTGTTTTCTTCAGCCATTTTTGCCTCTCAAATTTAGATAATAAAAAAGCCACTATTGGTTAGTGGCTTGTGGTGTAACTCAGAACGGTTGTTTCTATATCATCATTAAACCCATCTTGTTCTGCTGCTGCGTTTAATGGGTCAGGTTTTTCTTTGTCTTTGCTTGGCTGTTGTGTTTCATTGCTTGCCTTGCTGTCTAGCATTTCAAAGGATTGTGTCGCTACTTTAAGTGCGGTGCGATTATTGCCGTTTTGGTCTAGCCAGCTTTCCTGTACCAGTTTCCCTGTTACACAGATTTTTGAGCCTTTTTGTAGATATTGTCTTGCTACATCAGCAGAATTGCCATGCACCACAATAGGTATCCAATGCGTACGTTTAACTGTATTACCTTGTTTATCTCGGTAATCATCACCGATAGCGAGATTAAATGTGGCAATTTGTCCGCCATTTTGGAATTGGCGGATTTCTGGGTCACTGCCTAAATGACCGACTAATATCACGGTGTTGGTATTACGTGCCATTAGCGCATCTCCTGTATGAGTTGTTGATAATATTCTTGAGCAATTTCTACCCGCTCTTTGATTTTCTCAATGACTTTCTCATCACGTTTAATTGTGACGGTGGTAATACGTTTTTCTTGAGGGATTTGCTCAACCAAGTCAATGTATCGGGTTGGATCGTCATAGCTTGATAATTGGTCGTAAGGGGTGGGGAGGAGGATAAAATCAATGTGCGCTTCATCACAATCCCATAGCCACATATAGCCTTGCATTTGTGCGTCATACCCCGCTTTTTTGGCTTTTTCTTCCGCCTCATCAGCAAAAAAAGGGTGTGAGCCAATATCCCAAGAACATTTAGTGTCTATGATTAATCTTCGGCTTGGCACATAAATATCGCACTCGCCTGTAATCCAATCGTTTTCACGCCTTTCCGTGTTCTTTTTAAGAGGTAATCCACGCTTACGACCGCTTAATTTAATGGCTCGTTCTTCCAGTGCGATACCTTTCTCGGTGTATTTATTCCCCTCAAAATCTTGATAACCGAATAAATCAAATTTCACAATTTTTCTTACCGCACTTTTGGCTGTCGCAGATATTCCATTACCGCTTTTAGGCTTTACCATTAAATCAGCCAAGCCAGAGCATTTAGCTTTGAGTTGGTACATTTTATTTTCCTTCTATGGTTGAAATTATTTCGGTGTGACAGATTTTGCCGTCACAGTCTTGATTAAGATTTAGGGCGTGTGCCATATACACCACAAATGCACACACAAGCGTAATGATTAATTTGTTCATTTTCTGTTCCTTTTGTCGGATTTTAGGTGTGAGAATCCGCCGCAGGCTTAAAAAAGTGCGGTCGGATTTTGTGGTGTTTTTAGAAGTCGATTTTGACTGCTTTTGGATTAAAGCCTCGCAAGTGTTTTAATACACGCCAGTTTGTCATTGGGTCGATGTTAAAATCGCTTGTGATGCGGTTTAAGATTTGGTTTGTTGAACGTAGCACGCTTAAATATTCGTAAGCCTGCCCGTAGATTTGCCCACTCATATTCGAGCCTAAAACGTTAAAGGCTTTTTCGATATGTTGAAATGTACCTACGCCACGTTTGAAAGCGAACCACAACCAAGCAAGCTGTTGTAATTCATATTCGGTAAATTCAAAGGTGAATTTCTCAGGTTCTGGCAAGGCAAGTTGTTGTGGTTGGTTGCGGTGCATTGCTAAAAACGCACGCAATACAATTAAGTGGAATTTAGGGCTAATCCACATTGCGTAGGAAAGCACTAATTCTTCGCAAGCCCACGTACCTTGCTTTGAAATATCAGAACCGCCACGAATTGTTTTTAAAGCGAAGATCGTTTTTGTGCTTCGGTCATTTTCAATCTCTTTTATCAGTTCTTTAGTTTGTTCATTACGAGCAAATAAACTTGGACGATGTTTTTCTAATCCGCCACTTGCGATATGAAGGTCATTTAATGAAAAGAGATTTTCGTATGAACGAATAGAAGTTTTGAGAATTGTTAAGTTTGACATTTTTATGCCCCTAGAAGTTTTGTTTATCGTTCGATCACTTTTGTAGGGTGATCGGGCTTCAACAACCGCTTCTAGACGGCGGAACTTATTCAGATGTATTGTATATCGTTCTCTCGACCCGATCTTTGATCTATTTTCGTTCCTCAGATGTGAGGATCGGAAATTTAGGCATAAAAAAACCGCTATGCTGTCGGGTGCGGAAACCGCTAGAAGAAATTGTTGTGCGGTTATCTTATCCGTTGATGGCGGTTTTTGTCAAATTAAATTATGTTATTTTTTATTGATAGCATTCACAATAAAACAAGTACTCCCAATAATGGCTAATGCTGCAGCGAGTGCGCAGAATGTTGTGGCATAAGTGCCATTAATTATGTAATTGTAGCCATCACCGCCTACGTACGCATTAACATTCAAACTTGATAGATCTGGCCCAAAATTTTTATACATCATAATTTTACTAAGACCATATCCAATAGATACAACTGCACCGATATAGCACAACCAGCCAAATAGCATTAGTTCAAAACTATTACCTTTCTTCTGTTGACTTGCGCTAGTTTCTGAAGTTTCCATAATTTCTCCCTGTTTTCAGATACAAAAAAAGCCACTTAATTGTGGCTATCGACTTTCTGTTGAAAGTGAGAATATCTTAATCCGAAGTGGGGGCGGTGTCAATGACTATTCTGCTTTCTGATTTTCTAGCTCTTCAAGTTTCGTTAATTGCTCTTGACTAAACTCATACGCCCCACTATCACAAAGTTCTTGTAGGGTGGTTTCGCCATTGGTAATGCTTTGTTTGCATTGTTCGAATGTGGCTTCATCAACAACCGCTAAAAATTCCGCTTCTTGAATATTGTCGGTGTAGTTGAACTCTTGATTTTCTACATCTTTCACAACGGCTTGGTCGGCTAATACGGCTTGTTGCATTTCAACAGAGAGCGGGGCTTGTTTTGATAGCAATAACTTAGTTACAGTTTTTAATGCCATTGCCTCGAAGTTATCGTGCCATACGCCATAGCCTTTTTTAAATGTTTGGCTGTAGCGTTGAGCGTGTTTGACGATGTCATCGTGACTCATATAGAGTTCAGCCGAAAAATCGTTTACCAGTTTAAAATAGGCGTAATAGCCGATTGGGTTTTCGTTTTGCTCGGGTTCTTGCTCCCAGTCGAACTCAAAACCATTGATGAAATCTTTTTTGATAAGTTGCTTTTTGTACACAGGCAATGCGACTAAGCGTTTAAATTGACCACTACGTTGTGCCAGTTGGATAAAACCTTTATAACCAATTTGGAATTGTGCTTCGGTTTTCTTTTCTTTGTTGTTTCTGAAAGGGACGATGTAGGCAAAGCCTAAGCCATTTTGTAGTGGCAAATTTAGTGTCGCTGCCATACAAGCGGCGTTAAAAATGCTCATTGGGTCTGCTGTTTTAAGCATTGCATTGCTATTGGCGATTTGCATGACACTTGTTGCAAAGGTTGCCGCATTTTTGCCAACAAGTTCCTTAATCTTATTTTGCACATTCGCACTTTCAAAAAATGTTTTAAGTGCAGGTGGCTGTTTATTTTGTTGATGTTGGACTTGGTTTGTCATCTCGCCCCTCCATTAATCTGGGTCATAATCATTCATTCTGTCGTTTAATTCACGCTCTGCGATTTTCTTAATCGCCTCTTGTCTATAAGGCTCATAACTTGCACCGCTACCAATAGCGAGCCAGAAATTATCGTTATCGCACAACATTTCCGTGAGTTCGTGATAATGCGTTTGATCGCCTTGTTTTAAATCATTGTCGATTTCAGTAGCGACTTCATCTAAAGCGATTTCATAGCCTGCTTGCCAATCCACTTTACGTTGGTGAGCCGCATCAAGTTGAGCGTAGTGATCAGCGTAAGGTTTCATTGTTTACTCCAAGTGCGGTTAATTTCTGCTTGTTTTTGTGCGGTGTAATCCTGCAGTTCTTTTTCTGCTGCCAGTGTAAGATTAGGCGGTAAACATACACCGTTTTCATATATGCCCCCTTTCAGTTCACATCGGGTTTCTTGTTGGATTTGTTGGCTTAATTCGTTATCGTGCCAATCGGTGGGGTGGGCATTGGCGTGTAGGCTAATCCCACCCACAATCATGGCAATAATCAAGGCGGCGAGAAAATAGCAGATTCTGTTTAGCCATTTTTCACTGCCTTTCATAAAGTGCGTGAAGCTTTGTTTTTCTTGGCGTAATGGGGTTTTCGAGTGTTTCATTTGGGGCTCCTTGTTAGATATTAAGCATTTTTTCTTTTGCGATTTTGCAGCTGTCTTTTTTGATTTCAAAGCCATAGGACGGGCGGTTAAGCTCTCGTGCGGCGCGTAGCGTGGATGCACTGCCAGCAACTGGATCAATCACTACATCGCCCTCATCGGTAAAGATTTCGATGAGGCGTTTTAACACGGCAATGGGCTTTTGTGTCGGGTGCAGTTTAGGGATTTCCTTGCGGTTGTCCTTTTCCCATTCGAACCAGTTTTTAATCATTTTGCCGTTGTTGTTAAATTTCGGCAGTTTATCGCGGTATAAAATCAAGGCATATTCTGTTGCGCCGACGACTTTCATATTCGCTTTGAGCACCTGTGGTGATGATGATTTAATAAACACCAAAGGGATGTGATTTTTAAAGCCGTGCTGCTTGGCGTAATCAATCACCATTGAGATTTGCTGGAAAGCGCAGAACACAATCATACAAGGGGCTTTGCCGCGTTCTTTCGGTTCTTTGATGAGCATTTTTGAACAAAAATGCATAAATTCGGCAATGCGGAAATCTTTATCTGTATCAAAAAAACTACTGTTGGCTTTGTCGCTTTCGCCGTTTTTGTTATCGCCGTTTACATACCATTCAGGGTTTGAAGCGTAAGCATTATTACCGAGATTGTAGGGAATGTCGGCGATGACTAGCTGCGCTTTTGGGATGTGGTAGCGTTTGTAGTTTTGGAAGTGATCGTTGAATAATTCGGTTTTCATTTTTGTTTCCTTTTTAGTCGATTTGTTGAATTTTGGGTGTAATAATCCGCCACACGATTTTTCAAAAGTGCGGTCGGATTTTTTGCTGTTTTATAGAATGTCTAACTGAAATCCTGTTGCTTTAGGGTTGTAGGCTCGAAGGTATTTTAATACGCGCCAGTTATTTCCTTGCTCGCATTCAAATTGCTCTGTAATGCGTGTCAATACGTTATGGGCGTGACGGAGAGTACTGCGATATTCGTAAGCTATGTCATAAACGGAAGCAGCGTAGTGCGAACCAATTTGTTTTAGTGCGGGGTGAAGCACTTGGCAAAGTTCCGTGCCACGCAATAAAGCAAACCACGCCCACGCCATTGTTTGCAATTCGTGTTCGGTAAATTCAAACGTAAATGTTGTCGGTTCCTGCGTGGCAATATTGGGGGATTGATTTTCTTCCATATCTTTCTCTTTTTTACGTTGATTTATGCCTTCTTTGAGTTTTACAAAGGCGGAAAAGGTGGGTTTAATTTCATCATTGAGTTGGTGATACTGTAATTTCTTTCGCCAAGCCATTTCAACGCGTGAAATTAATTCGAGATTTTCAAGGGTGCAATTTCTTGAATTGCCGTCTTTGTAATCAATAATATGTCCACGCGGAATTTTTCTACCGGCTTTGCGCCAGAGATAATGCGATTTCCGTTCATAACGTTTAATGCTTGCTTTTATTAACCAACATTTTGCATTTTCACAATATCGCTCAAAGCCAATCGGTTTTAAATTTTCACCTTTCTCAAATCGACCGCTTCGTCCGGTTAGCCATTGTCTCTTCACGCGCAAAACCTTTAACGCGTGTGGATTAAATGGTTTATTGAAATAAACTTCCATTTTTTGAGCCAAGATTCTTTCATTTAACGTGCAATTCGCTTTAATGAACGCAAGTTCTTCTTTGCTGTAACGATTAGCATGCTTAAGGCTTGGAATATTGTGTTTCTTTTTTAATTTATAGAAAACATTACGATTTATTAATAAATCAAACTGTTGCTGAAACAATTTAATTAGATCAGATGGCTTTTTATCCCAATGTAAGCGAATAAACGCAATATGTTCATCGGTGAATTTAAATCGTTCCGCATTAGAGGTCATCGCCTTGCGCCTTAGATATTCTTAGAAAATCAGGGGATTCTCTTTCAATTTGACGATTTTCAAACAATGTCATTGCTTTAAGCGAAATCGCATTGCTTGCGATAATATTTGCCGCAATGCCTGATACGGCATTGGCACGTTTAATTTCTCGATTAAGTTCTTCATCGGTTAAGTCTTCATCAAGCAGTTTTTCTAACTGGGAAAATAAATGATTGTTTAAGTCTGTGATTTTATTTTTCATTTTAAATACCCTTAAAAAACCGCCCTTTCGAGCGGTCAGTGGAGTAGTGCAATCAGTCTATGCTGATTTTGTTGAGATGTTATCAAAACGCTTTGAAGCATTAGATGATAGCGTATCACTTCCTCATATTCTCAATGCTTATAAGAATCAATCAGATAAATAGCATCACAAATTGATTTGGCTAGTTTATCTGGGGGAAAATTAGTATTTTTTGCTGCACTTTCTAATACAGCCTGTTTGATTAGTTCTTTATCGTTATCAGATAGGCTGTTTTCTTGTTTTTCTTCCATTTTTAACCTCGTTTGTTTTATTGTTACCATTTCAAAACACACTTCATCTATCATTCGCAACGGTTTCACGTGCCGTTGTGTCTCTGTACTAGCAAATGTGTTTTGAAATATCCACATTGGGATATTCGCCTGCTTGAGCTCCACTTTCGGCAACTGCACCGTTTTTCACTGGCTTTGCATGGGCAGACTTTAAAACTCACTCTTCACTAAGTAGGTTAGGGCTTTCAATCTAACGACCGCTTAGCACCGTTGGGCTTCCGTCTGCGCTTCCGCCGAGTGAGTTTCTTTAACCAAATTGTTTAAAATTTGTGATGAAAGTCACTGACTTACATAAACTTTTTAGCTATTCTTGTAATCAACCTTGATACTTTCGATAGCGGATTTTCAGGAATGTAAACTGAAAGGTGAATCTCGCCGTCAACAGTACCTTGGGACATTGCTTTTAGCTTTTCTTCCGCTTCTTCGAATGAATGGGCGTAAACATCTGTCGCCCACCTTTTGCCGTCGAAGTAATAAGAAATCGCATAGCGTTTCATTTCATCTTGCATAAGGAATTACCTATATGTATTTTCAAATATTTAAAGGTGTAAATAATCAGTGGTATTGGCGACTAAAAGCCGCTAATCACGAAATTTTTGTCTAGAATAGGGTGGCTTTTTTTATGCTTGTAAGGCTCAAGCCGAGGCTATCGTATTAATTCTCTTACCCCTAGTCTGCGCTTCTGCATTGCGTGCACGGTGTTTGTGCCAGCAGGTTTACCTTTGTAGTGGTGGTAGTTGGCGATGTCGATAAGTTGTTCTTTTTGGCGGTTGGCTGCAAATTTAATTGCGCGGTCCACCGTACTTTCTTTTTCTACCATTTTTTCAAACGCGGCATTAATGCGACGTTGTTTATCGAACATTCTTTCTAATCTGCCCGCTTTACCACGTTGTAAAATTTCGCCTTTTTCGGTGAATTTGCGTGAACCTGCATCACGCTTTACGATGATAGTTGCCATAGTTGGCTCCTTGTTTGTGTACCATTTTTAACCGCGCTTTAATGTGATAATGCGCTTAATCTGTCAGATTCCGCAACGCGGTCGCCGTCAAATCGATTTCGGCTGCATTAAGAGAAAAGTGCGGTTAAAAATGGTGTTGTCTTGATTGCCTCAGCCCCACGCGTTCAAGTTACGCATTATTCCCAATGTTGATGTTGGTTCGTGGGTGATTCGATTTGTTAAAGAGCAATTAAAATTTTTATTCAAGACCTTCTCAAAGGGCTTAGTAAAAACTTTAGGCGATAAACTTAAGTGACTGTTCTTATTTTTCTTCTTCTTTTATTAAATCCCACTGCCGTCTCTGCTTATCTCTCGGCTTACGCCTGCTATTGCGGTGGGTACATTTTTAAATATGTGCTACAACTTGTTTTGCCTCTACTTCAACTTCATCCATAATCAGATTTCTGAAATCTTCATTAGTCATAAACAAATCTGCTAAGGCTTCTAAGGCTTTTCCTGTTTTCTCTGCGTAACGCTCTAACACTTCGGTAATGAAAAAGGCTTTTAATTCTGCTGGGCTATTAATGTTCATGTTGGGTTCCTTATGGGTGTTTTGTTTTGATGTGTGTAGTTTAGTAAAGGCTAAACAATTTGTAAATGGTTTATTTAGTAAAAATTGAATAAATTTATATAAAATTTAGTATTTAGTTGATTTTTAAAGAAATAAATTTTCAAGAAATGTGCTTGATTGCTTGTTTTTTAATCAATTACAAGTAAAGTTTGAGTTTTTAGGTGTGTTTTTGAGATTTTTGCGATGCCGATCGCAAGTTTTGGTAGCGATAATTGGTTTAAATTGAGATTGGTTTATTATGCCTCTGCCGATAAGGAGTGCGAATTATGAAAGAAAAATTTAAAAAATGGCTAATCTCTTTGGATTGTGAGGGGATTAATGGTTTAGGGATTGATGAGATAGTGTCGCGCCTAGATGATGAGTTGAGAGTGGTGCACGCTAATGAGCAGGAGAGGATTGTGCTAGAGGAGTTGATCGCAGCGTTTAACGAGCAATAAAAAACCGCCAGTTAGGCGGTTTTGGCAGAGTTAAATTATTTTGTGTGAATAGCTTTAAGCTCAATATGTCTGTAGTCTGTTTTGTCGCCTTTTTGTGTCGAATAAAGAACAACATCGGCTTTGACGGACTCTTGCTTGGATAATACGGTTAAATCCATTGTGGTCGGTATATCAATACGCACCCGCTTAGTAAAGATACCATCAATAAAACCATACCAGCCTTTATCGTAGCTATCGCGGTCGGAAGCTCTGATATTTAGCGTAATATCTTTTAGATCAACGCTTTTTTCTTCGCTTTGTGCAACATATTCTGTCGGGGTTTGTTCTACAAGTTCCGTCGGGATTGTTACATTATTGTCGCTAAATGAAATTGAGGTGCTACCGTTCTCTTGTTTTGCTGGGTTTATAAATCCTATAGCGCTTTTCGCAAGTGTTTTTTTGTTTACTGGGCTTTTTTCGATCATGGTTTTAAATTCATCGGCAGGCACGCCAACGGCACCTGCGCTGCTCACAATTACGTTATTATAACTGCCAGACACGTTAACATTAATATTTTTCGCAGAATCGGTTGTAACATAATGCCACACCCCAAAAGCCGCTATGCCAGCTAACACCGCTCCGAATACACCTACTTTCATTTTGTTCTTATTAACGAATTTATTTATTTGTTGATCTACATCATCTTTGTTTTCGTTGTAGTATTTTACTTCTGCATGGATTGTTTCAATCATGCTGCCTTCTCTTACTTCGGACACTTTAAGATCAATGCTTTTAACCTTAACGCCCAAGAGATCGGATAACGCACCCTTGGTTTGTTTAGTCAATTCCTCCAAAGATTCAAGTGACTTTATCAAGTCCTTTATGCGTATTCCACCTGTTGTATTGTACTTAATTTGTTCTTCGATTGTAAAAGATAAAATTCCTTCACTCATTTAATATCCTTAGGCGTGATTTCGCCAACTGTTAGCAAAAAATCCATCTTTTCATTTAGGTGCTCCATGCGCTCGAGGATTAGTTTGTTTTTCTCGCTCTTGTTTTATTCTTTGTGCTACCGCGCGCATGCTTGCCCCTTTGACCTTTTATAACGTTGCAACATCAATATGGATTGTCTTGATAAACCGACCAACAAATTTTGCAGTTTGGCAGATCTCGTCTGTTATATCTTGTGGATCATAGTCCTTGTTGTCTGAGAGCAATCTATACCCGCCACCAACAAGTTTTTGTATGCGTTTGATAAATAGTGCACCATCTATCGCAAAAGCATAAACGCCGTCTCCGTTGTAATAATCAATATTGGTATCCAAAAACACCCAATCACCCTTACGGATTGTTGGCTCCATACTATCTGTTGGCACGTTGACAATCTTAATGCCGACGGCAGACTTACGACCGATGATCTGCAATAACCCCTCATCAGACAAAAATAGACTTGATACTATTTCGGGGTAGTCCGAGTTTTCAAATCCGGTCAGCCCCGCCGCCGCTCTAACGTCCAAGTAATCTATTCGGTGTTTGTAATTTCCGTCTAGTTCTGATTGCGCTATTAACTGGCCGCCATGTGTAATTTTATTAGCGGTCGTAATTGATACTGTACCGCCGCTAAATTTAGTGTTACTCAAATCAGTGTTGGCTATGCTTGGGTTGTCTAAAAACAAATCAGGGATACCATGATCACGCTCTAATCGTCTAGCGGCTTTCTCGCCAAAAGATTCCGTTTTGCCGCTTATTAACTGCGAAATAAAGCTCTTATCTTTCTCCGGTAGCTGTTTGTCGGAAAACCATATTTTAAGGTTTGCCCGTCTTATTTCCGCCATTTGCGATCTTATTTGTTTCATACGCCCTCCGTTTTTTTGATTTTATTTAGCATTAACTAAATAAGCAAAAACTAAATATTCTTGACAAAATACTAAATAAAAACTAAACTCACTTTAGTTTTTACTAAATGGTGGGATTTATATGAGTTTAAAAGCATATTTTTCCGATAAACCTCGTGGATTTCAGGCTGATTTCGCAAGAAAAATTGGTATTGCTCCATCATTTCTTTCGCAAATCATTTCGGGCAAATCAAAAGCACCTCCAAGCGTGGCGGTTGCAATTGAAAAAGCCACGAAAAGACAAGTTAAAAAATCTGAAATCCTACCTGATGTTTACGGAATTTAATTTAACAAGACCAACGGAAAAGAAAACCATAAAAATAAGGCAAAAATTATGGCAATGAAGAAAGTCATTATGGAAATGATTGAAAAGATACCTGGCGGCAAAAGTGCGGTTGCAGGGTTTCTCGGATTTTCGGAGGCGGAATTAAACAATCGTCTTTATCAAACAAAGGGACAGCGATTCAAAAATGAAGAATTAATTGCGATTCAGCAAGAATATGGCTGCACGCAATTTATTGATGAACTATGCCGTTTGGCTGGTGGGCGTTTTGTACCTGATGTAGCAGAGAATGAATTAGACAAGGTTGAGCTTGCTAATTTACAACTGCACGAGCTTTCCGCACGAGGCTTGTTATTTGCTGCATTAGAAACAGCGTTAGAAGACGGCGAAATCACTTCGAAAGAAGAAGACAAAATACGTCAAGCATTGAGTAAACATTTGGCAGCGACGCAACATTCGATTGAATGTGCGATTGTGTTACACAAGAAATAAAAAAAGCCACGAGGAGATTTCGTGGCTAATTCATTAAGGAATATACAGATGAATCAATTATTAACGATTTCGAAAGAAAACACAAGCACTTTGACGATGAGTAGTCGTGAAATTGCGGAATTAATCAATAAAAACCACAGCGATCTGTGTCGTTCAATCGAAAGACTTATCGCAAAAGAGGTGATTTGGGGGTATCAGCCAATGGCTTACACCCATCCACAGAACGGTCAGACTTATTATGAGTACCATCTAACCAAACGAGATAGTTTAATTGTTGTTGCTCAGAATTGTCCTGAATTTACTGCGGCAATTGTCGATCGCTGGCAAGCGTTGGAAAATCAACAAAAACCAACCGCACTTATTCCGCAATCTTTTTCTGAGGCGTTGATGTTAGCCGCTCAGTTACAAGCAGAAAAAGAGCGTAATGCGCCTAAAGTCGCTTTTGTTGATCACTATGTGGAAGTAGGGACGAGTAAATCATTTCGTGAGACGGCGAAGATTTTAAAAATGCCTGAGCGTGCATTAGTCAATCGCTTGGTGGAAGATAAATATTTGTATCGTCAATCTGGCGTGCTTTTGCCTTATCAATCGGCACGCACCAAAGATCTTTTTACGGTTAAAACAGGTACCGCTGAACACGGTCACAATTACACACAGACACGTGTAACAAGCAAAGGCATTGAATTTATTGCGTCACGTTATGCTTCGGAGTTGATGTTATGAGTATGCGATTAATGGTTCAAGCAATGAATTGTAAGGTTGGTAATCCTGCTAGAAAACTTGTGCTTTTAAAACTGGCTGATAATGCCAATGATGATGGAATTTGTTTCCCAAGTTATCAATACATTGCCGATAAATGCGAGATGACCCGACGTAGTGCAATCAATCACATTGAATATTTAATCAAAATGGGATTAGTAAGCAAAAAAGAACGTAAAAATAAAGATGGTTCCATCTCAAATTTATACTTTTTACACCTTGAACAAGGTAGTGAAAATTTTGCACTGGGTAGTGAAAATATTTCACTAGGTAGTGAAAATTTTGCACTAGGGGGTAGTGAAAATATTTCACCCAGAACCAGTCACTCTTTAGAACCAGTCAATGAACCTAAAAAAACTACGCAAAAAAGCGAATCCGAAATTTTGCTTGAGCAGTTCGGTATTACCGGACAACTGGCGAAAGATTTTATCGCACACCGCAAAGCCAAAAAGGGCGTAATTAACCAAACGCAACTCAACCGTCTGCAAAAACAAGCGGACAAGGCGGGAATTTCGATTTGTGAAGCGGTGGAGATTTGCATCGAACGCAACTGGCAGGGATTTAACGCATCGTGGGATTGGCGTGATGAGAAACTGCGAACATCCCAAGCGCAAAAAATGAGTTTTGAAGAAAAAAATGCGTTGCCGTGGAATCGTCCTGAAGACTGGGAGAATGTACTGTGAACCAATTAACTAATCAATCATTACATCAAGGTGTATCACCACAAGTGGAGAAATTTATTGATACGTTGTTCGACCAACTTTGCGCTAGTTGCCCTCAGTTGCTCAACCTCACTCTAGAGCGATTGCAGGTAGTAAAACGTCAGTGGATTTTAGGCTTTGCTGAAAATGGAATTACAAAAATAACACAAGTTAAACGAGGTATGGCGGAAATGCGTGCTAAGCCAAATGGGTATTTGCCAAGTGTAGGTGAATTTATTCAAGCATGCAAAGTTCTGGACTACCACGTATTGGGCTTACCGAATGAAGCGGAATTATACCAACGTTATAACACTTTCTTAGGCTATGCCCGATTCAATCGGGATGAATTTCAATATCGTTCAAAAGTGGAATTTTGGTTGCTTAAAAATCTGTACGAAAAGTGCAAGAAAAAATCGGAAGAGGACACGTTGAAAGCTATTCCGAAATTACTCACAAAAGCGGCAGAAAAAGTGCGGTCGAATTTTCCTTTTGAGGATATTCCTAAAATGATTCCAACAAAGCCAAGTTTTTACGATAAAGCTAAGGCTGATAAGGCGCGCGATAGCTTGATGGCAATGATGAAAGGGAAAGGGGCATTGCAATGACAAGCTATAAATGCCCAAAGTGCGGTGCGGAATTAGAGGATTTTTATACGCCAGATTATTTTATATCGAGCAGCGAATGGGATGAGGATCGTTTTCGCTGTAACGGTCACTTAATTGAGCCGATACCGTTTCCGCAGGTAAGTCAATACAGCGCAGTAAATCGAACAAAATCTTGTGGTTATTTTGGGTTGGAAGATTTAGGCGTGGAGTACAAAGAATGAATATTGCGATGTTATTTAAGCGTTGGGAATGATGTTATGAGCCAATACAAACCTTTCTTTTTACGTGATCAACGCATTAAAAATAATTGCTTAGATTTAATCAAGGAATTGCCAACGGACGATAAAAAGCCGTTGGTCGTAAAAATCCAACCTATAACACGCAACCTTGAGCAAAATGCCAAGTTTCACGCTATGTGCCAAGATGTTGCAAATCAGGCTGAATTTATGGGGCGTAAGCTCACAATGGAGCAATGGAAGGTATTGTTCATTTCGGGTCACGCAATCGCCACAAACCAAAAAGCAGATGTTGTGCCAGGTCTTGAGGGGGAATTTGTGAATATCCGTGAAAGTTCGGCTCAAATGAGCGTGAGCAGAATGGCGAGCCTAATCGAGTATGTGACCAGTTGGGGCGTGCAAAATGGCGTGAGATTTAACGATAGATGGGGATTTAAATGAAACGCTTAAACGATGATGAGATTTTGGAGTTAAAAATTGTACTTTTGATTGCGGCAGTTTGGGTAATGTTTAATATGGTGTTTGGCTAATGGCGAAAGAGTATAAATGCAAAGTCTGCGGCAAAGCGTTTGTAAAAACCTTTAGTTCGACACAGAAAGTTTGCTCGCCTGAATGTGCGATTAAATTAGCTCGAGATAATGTGCAAAAAGCGCAAGAACGAGCAGAAAAGAAAAGACAAAGGGAGCGTAAGGCTAAATTAAAAAGTCGTTCAGAATGGCTGAAAGAGGCGCAATCGGTCTTTAATAAATTTATCCGTCTGCGAGATAAAAATGAACCCTGTATCAGTTGCGGTCGGTATCATCAAGGGCAATACCACGCAGGGCATTATCGGAGTGTGGGGGCGTGTCCTGAATTAAGATTTTGTGAGCTCAACGTACATAAACAATGCGCCCCCTGTAATGACCATAAGAGCGGAAATATCATCGAATATCGAATAAATCTCGTCAATAAAATCGGTGCGGATAAGGTAGCTTGGTTAGAACGGCAAGACCACGAACCGAAAAAATACACCATTGAAGATTGCAAGGCGATTATTAAGTATTACAAGACAAAAATTAAAGAGCTAGAGGAATAAATGCGTAAATTTAGCGAATTATCAGAACTAACGATTGAACAAGAAGAATTTGTTGACCGTTATATGTATCAATGGGGTGCTTGGGTGCGCAGCGGTAGGCTTGATAAACCGCAATTAAATATTATTGCAAAACTAATGCAATCAGTCATTCCTGCAGAGCCAAATGAACCAATTTGCGATGATGAAACTGGGTTTATGATTAGTCAAACCATTGAAATGTTTTTTAAGAAAAATGACCAAATCTTACACTTTATTGTGTTTGCTTATTATGTAAACAAAAGAACAATCAATTTTATAGCAGAACACCTACACGGCAAATCCAAAGCTAAGGAAATGAGACCTTGTGCAGGTAAATCTAACGTAAGAGTGCCAAGTTTTAGGACAATCTATCGTGAAGTCGAAAAAGAGATACACTTTGCAAAAGCAATAATTCACGAACTGCTTATAACTTGCTTTATTATTCAGAGAACTAGCAGGGAACGTGCAACAAATATCAAAAAAATCAAAATTACATATTGACATATTTGGCAAAGTGTCATACTATTTAGATGTATGGTGGTCGCAGTATAAGTAGTGAACACCTAAATTGATTTTTACAGCCCTGATCGGAAACGGTCGGGGCTTTTTGTTTACAGTAATAGCTCCTTGCCTTGTTAGACTTTATTGCGCGAGAAATCGCACGGGGTAAGGCCATCTATCACAAGCTCACGTTAATACGTGGGCTTTTTTATTGCCTAAAAACAGGCGGGAGAAAATATATGCCAATTAAAGAGCCTGATGTGTGGGCGTTAATATGGTCTTGGTTGCAAACAAATCTTAGTTCTAGCTCAGCACAGAGTGCTTTTTGGGCGTTATTTATTTCTCTTTTAAGATTTGGGTTTATGCGTAAAAAGCCGACTATTCGTTATGTCTTAATTGATGCGGCTATGTGTGCCTCTATTGCGGGTGTTGCGGTGCCAATTTGTACACATTTATTTGGGCATACTGAATATTCTTCTTTTCTCGGTACGATGATTGGTTTTGTTGGTACGGAGAAAATTCGTGAGTTTTTATTTAAATTCATTAATCGGAGAATTGATAAAGATGACAATGATGATTTCCGAAGTGACATTTAATAAAATTTTTCCACACGCAGTTAAAGGTGTTTATCAAGCTATTTCGGCGCAGATAGAAAAAGCAGGTTGTGTGAATAAGATGCAGCAAGCGATGTTTTTGGCTCAATGTGGACATGAAAGTGGCGGATTTACAAGATTTAAAGAAAATTTAAATTATTCTTGGCTTGGGCTTTCTAAAACTTTCCGTAAATATTTCCCAGACCCTCTTATAGCGAAGAAATATGAGCGCAAACCTGAACTTATTGCCAATCGTGTTTATGCTAATCGTCTAGGTAATGGCGATGAGAAAAGTGGAGATGGTTGGAAGTATCGTGGTCGTGGACTGATTCAGATCACAGGTAAGGATAATTATGCCGCGTTTAGAAAATGGTTAGGTAGAGATATTGAGCCAGAAGATGTGGCAGGGAATTTAGATTTATCTGTTAAAACTGCTGTGTGGTATTGGAAGTGCTATGAGTTGGCTGAGCTTAATTCTGTCGAAAAAGTTACGCGAAGAATTAATGGTGGACTAAATGGCATTGATGAGCGTTGTAAGCTCTATCGAGCATTAATGGTAACGGATAATGACTAAGTACATTTACATGGCGTTAGCGGGTGTTGTCGTGGTTTTGATTGGTGCATTGCGTTACCAATCTAGCGTTATAGATGAGTTGGAAATAACGACAAAACAACAAGAAAATACTATCCAGCAACAAAAAGATGCTAACAAATCATTAAGTCTTGCGTTACAACAAGAGCGTTATGCCGTCATTGAGCAACAAGAGCGTAATGATGAAATAGAAAGGATGGCAACAGAAAATGCGGAATCAATTAAAACGATTATTAAAACACAACCTTGTGCTCACACTCGTTTGCCTCAGTCTGTTCTTGACCGCTTGTACAAATAAAATCACGACTAAAGCAGAATATATTTATCCGCCTCAAGCCTATACTGTACCTTGTGTCAAAACAGCATTTACTGGGGAAACATACGGCGATGTAGTCATACAGTTAGTTAAGGTAACCGCAGAGCGAGATAAGTGTGCAAGCCAAGTAGATAATCTTAATAAGTGGATTAACCAAACCAAGACCGCCAATTAAAGTGCGGTCTTTTTTTATTGGCATATACAGACACATACATTAGGACTGACCTTGACTATCTGATGATAGCTCGATGGTAGTCCTAAGCTATGTTTTATGGATAAAACAAAAATATATCGAGTGATTTTTATAAAGAATCGTGACGGCAAAAGGTACTCCTGAGGGGATACCCCTTTCCACGGGGTTTCGGGCTCGCGGTTTTCGACAGTTTTTTAGGTTTCTAGTCATCATCATCTTTTCCCTTTTTTGGGCATTTTAACGGTCTCGGCTATGGATAATTTATACGACTTAAAACTCAATATAAATCAGATCGCCGAACTGGTCGGAATGCATCGGCAAACCGTGTCACAAAGGCTTGCAGGACTAACGCCAGCTATTGGCAGTAATTCCAAATTAAAGCTCTATGCACTATCTGATTTAATCAAAATCGGGCTTGCCGAAAAAATGACGGCGGATGTTGATAGCTTGTCACCTGTTGAGAGACGAGCATTTTGGCAAGCGGAAAACGAAAGACTTAAATACGAGCGAGATACTGGCGAACTGGTACCATCCTTTGAAGTTGCTCAAGAGATGGGATTTTTGGCTAAAGCTGTTGTGCAATCACTTGATACATTGCCAGATATTTTAGAGCGTGATTGTGCGTTAACTCCAGCACAATTAACTCGTGTAATACAGGTGATTGATGACGTTAAATCGCAAATGTCATTACATATACAGGCTGGCGATAATAAATCAGAGGAGTAGTCATGTTTGCATCAGCTAAAGATATTAGGAGAGATATTGCAAATCTACTTAAACCGCCTCGCCGAATGAAAGTATCGGAAGCCGTAGCGGAATATATGCGAGTGCCTGTTGGCGGTGGTAACTCTGTTAAATGGGATAAAGATACTGCTGCATATATGTTAGATCCGATGGACTGCCTAAACTCTCGTGAGTATGACGCAGTTATTTTTGTTGGGCCAGCTCGTACTGGTAAAACAATCGGATTGATTGATGGCTGGATCACTTATGCGATTATTTGCGATCCGTCTGATTTCCTCTTGGTGCAACTTACACAAGAGAAAGCCAGTGAGCATAGTCGTAAACGTTTAGACCGCACTTTTAGATGCTCACCTGAGATTGCAAAAAGATTAAGCCCGCGTAAAAACGATAACAATGTCCACGATAAATATTTTAGGGCAGGTAATTTATTAAAGATTGGCTGGCCGTCAATTAACGTATTGTCATCATCAGATTACAAATACGTCGCATTAACAGATTACGACCGATGGCCCGATGATGTGGACGGCGAGGGTGACGGATTTAGTTTAGCGTCCAAACGTACGACTACATTTATGAGTGCGGGTATGACACTTGTAGAGAGTTCACCAGGCAAGGATATTGTTGATATAAAACATCATCCAAAAACTACTCACGAGGCACCGCCAACAACTGGGATTTTATCTTTATATAATCGCGGTGATAGACGTAGATTTTATTGGCAATGTCCATATTGCAAAGAATGGTTTGAGCCATCAATGGCAAATATGGTGGGTTATCGTAATGATACTGACTATGTTAAGGCGAGCGAAAACGCTCGTTTACAATGCCCACATTGTCAATCTCTCGTAGATCCTGACAAGAAACGCGCATTAAACATTGGCGGCAAATGGCTAAAGGAAGGGCAAACGATAGACAAAGATGGTGTGATACATGGCGAGGGCAGAAACTCCCGTATTGCATCATTTTGGCTAGAAGGCCCTGCCGCCGCTTATCAAACATGGGCGCAATTAACTTATAAATTACTCACTGCTGAACATGAATTTGAAATGACAGGCAGTGAAGAAACGCTAAAGGCAGTAACAAATACAGACTGGGGATTGCCTTATTTGCCACGCTCCGCACTTGAGCAACGCCGAAGTGATGAATTAATGGAGCGGCGAGAAGATACAGAAAAAAGAACGGTACCTTATGGGTGCCGTTTTTTATTGGCTGCAGTTGATGTACAGGGTGGGCGGAATCGCCGTTTTGTCGTCCAAATTGTGGGCTATGGTGAAAATAGCGAACGGTGGCTCATTGATAGATACAACATTAAATCATCAATGCGGAGCAATTCAGATGGGGAAAGTCTACCAATTGATCCGTCCGCCTACCCTGAGGATTGGGATTTACTCATCAGTGATGTGCTTAATAAGCAATATCGTATTGAGGGATTAGACGGCGGAGTCATGCCAATCCTTGCAATGGCGGTGGATAGTGGCGGTGAGGACGGTGTAACAGATAACGCCTATAAGTTTTGGCGTAGATGCAAACGAGATGGCATATCAAAACGAGTGTATCTCGTTAAAGGTGATAGTACCAAACGCCAAAAACTGATTTCTCGAACTTATCCTGATAACACCTCACGGTCAGATCGTCATGCTAAAGCACGAGGTGATGTGCCGCTATACCTACTCCAAACTGACCAACTCAAAGATCGCATTAGTAACGCACTGAGTCGAGAGACTGTTGGTGCCAATTACATTCATTTCCCATCATGGTTAGGCGAATGGTTTTTTGATGAGCTGACATACGAAGAGCGAGGACAAGACGGTAAATGGCGTAAACCAGGTAAGGGCAACAATGAGGCGTTTGACTTATTTTGCTATGCCCATGCGATCGCTATTTTGCGTGGTTATGAGCGTATTAAGTGGGGCGATGAGGACAATGTCCCATACTGGGCAAAACTACCTGGATTAAATCCTGATGTAATCCGAAAAGAGACAACTGCACTGGAAGAAGAAACTGAAAGTGCGGTAGAAATTGAACAAGTAAAACTGCAACCGAAACCCAAAACAAAAAGTAATTGGCTAAACGGTGGCGTAAGCAAGAAAAAAGGTGGGTGGCTGTGATTTACGATAAAGACGAGCTTGAGGAAAAAATCCGAACGCTTGATGAAAAGATCGAAAACGCCCAAAGCCAAGTTAGCTTTAATGGGCGATCGGTATCTTATCAAGTGTCCGAATGGACAAAACAACGTGACCGCTATCAACAAATGCTAAATGAGTTACTGGCGGAAACAAGACAGCGCGTAAAACTCCACAGAATCAAATATGCGAGATTTTAAACAATGGGAATATTAGATAAAGCGATTGCCGCAATCTCGCCTAAATGGGGCGCACAGCGAGCAAAAAGCCGATATGTGATGAATGCATACGAGGCAGCAATGCCAAGCCGTACACATAAGGCAAAACGCGAAAGCCAAGGCGCGAATGTATCTACCAAACAAAGTGCAGTCAGTTTGCGAGAACAAGCTCGAGCGTTAGACCAAAATCACGATATTGTGATCGGCATTTTGGACAAGATGGAAGAGCGCGTGATTGGCTCCAGAGGAATCCATATTGAACCACAACCGCTAAATTTAAGTTGTGATGTTGATGAGGATTTGGCAGAGCAAATCCGCAAAAAATGGGCGGAATGGTCTGTGCGGCCAGAAGTTACCGGGCAATTTACCCGCCCGGAACTTGAGCGGATGTTGTTACGCACGTGGCTCCGTGATGGGGAAGTGTTTATCCAACTTGTGCGAGGCAGTGTAGCTGGTCTCAATCACAGTACTAAAATCGCATTTAGCCTTGAGGCGTTAGAGCCTGATTTTGTGCCGATGAATACTCTTGATACGGCAAATTTAATTCAAGGGGTAGAGCTTGACGCATGGCGTCGTCCTAAGTCGTACCGTGTTTACATGGACAACCCACAAGAAAACAATCGCACTTACGGGCGAGTTAAATCGGTGCCGGCAGAAAATATGTTGCACCTTGCGTTTAAAAAACGACTGCACCAATTGCGTGGCGTATCGATGTTGCACGGTGTAATCATCCGACTTGCCGACCTTAAAGATTATGAGGAAAGCGAGCGTGTGGCCGCACGAATTGCCGCCGCCTTTACGATGTACATCAAAAAAGGTGATGCCGCACTCTACGGAGATAATGAGGATTACAGTGCAGACAGTCCGGAGCGAGATTTTGAGATTGCTCCCGGTGCAATCATTGATGATTTAAAACCTGGTGAGGACATCGGGTTAATCAATTCTAATCGCCCAAATGTGAACCTAGAAACCTTTAGGAATGGACAATTAAGAGCAACAGCAGCGGGGACTCGCTCAAGTTACTCAAGCATTGCTCGTGACTATAACGGGACTTACTCAAGCCAGCGCCAAGAGTTGGTGGAGAGCTTTGAGGGTTACTCCGTTTTACAAGATACCTTTGTTGCGCACATCTCACGCCCGATATACAGAGAATGGCTAAAAATGGCGATTGTCAGCGGTGAAATTGATGTGCCAGTCGATATTGATCCTGCATCACTTTATAACGCTGTTTATAGTGGCCCAGTGATGCCGTGGATAGACCCGACAAAAGAGGCGCAAGCGTGGAAAGAGCGCATCAAAGGTGGATTAGCGACCGAAAGCCAAGCAGTACGAGCAAGCGGCAGCAACCCGGCAGAAGTTAAACGCAGACGTAGAGTTGAGGTTGAGGAAAACCGCAAATTTGGTCTCAAGTTTGACACTGATTTAACTAACACAGGTACGACAAATGACAAAACAAAAAATGATTCTGTCGCCGGTGGCGATGGCAACGAGCGCAACAAAGACGAATAACCAGTCTTGGTACTCAATCAAAGCCAAAGCCAACGATACGGCAGAGATCTCAATTTACGATGAGATCGGATTTTGGGGCGTATCTGCTGCGAGCTTTGCGCAGGATTTAAAAGACTGCGGAAACAACATTAAGCAGATTAACCTACACATCCACTCACCCGGTGGCGATGTATTTGATGGGATCGCTATCTACAACTTGCTAAAAAATCACCCGGCAAATGTGACAGTTTACATTGACGGCTTGGCGGCAAGTATGGCGAGCGTTATTGCGATGGCGGGCAATGAGGTAATCATGCCGGAAAATGCAATGATGATGATCCACAAGCCTTGGGGCATCCAAGGTGGCGATGCTGAGGATATGCGCAAATATGCCGACTTATTAGACAAGGTCGAAAATACGCTAATCCCAGCTTATGCAAGCAAAACAGGAAAAACACCTGAAGAATTAGCAGAAATGCTATCAGCAGAAACTTGGCTCAACGGAAAAGAATGTGTTGAACAAGGATTTGCAGACAAACTAGCCGAACCACTTGTGGCGATGGCGTCTATTAAATCAAGAAAATTAGAGGACTTTGAAAATATGCCAAAAGCAATGAAAGACATGTTGTTTAAGCCACAAGGCAACGCTGGCGCATCCGCACCACAAGCAACACCAACTCCTGCACAACCAGCACCAACTGAACCGGTAAATCAAGCGCCGACAGCTCCGGTAGATAACACCGCACAAGTGCAGGCTGAATTAAATAAACGTAACGCCGACATTAAAGCGGTATTTGCACCGTTTGGTAATACGCACAATGATTTGTTGGTGGAGTGTTTAGGTGATTTATCCATTACCGCAGATCAAGCCAAAGACAAATTATTAGCAAAACTTGGTGCAGGTACAACGCCAAGTGCAGCGCCTACCGCGTATGCTGGGAATGGTAATATAGTTGGTGATAGTGTTAAACAATCATTATTAGCACGTGCAGGTATCGACAAAGATAAAGTTGATGCAAAAGACAACGCCTACAACGCAATGACCTTGCGTGAGCTTGCCCGTGCGTCATTGGTTGATCGTGGTATTAGCGTGTCTGGCCATAACGCAATGAGCATGGTTGGCTTGGCGTTTACCCACTCAAGCTCCGACTTTGGTCAGATCTTAATTGATGTGGCGCACAAATCCTTGCTTAAAGGTTGGGAAACTGCGGTGGAAAACTTTGATCAGTTTACCTCACGCAGCACATTAACCGACTTCCGTGCGGCGAAACGTGTTGGCTTGGGTGACTTTGGTTACTTACCACAAGTCGGTGAGGGCGAAGAATACACCTACGGCACAATCGGTGATGAGGGTGCTAGTGTTGCATTAGCGACTTACGGGCAATTATTTAGTATTACCCGTCAAGCAATCATCAATGACGATATGCACTTATTGACAAAAATCCCTGAAAAAATGGGACAAGCTGCACGTGCAACCATCGCTAAATTAGTGTTTGCGTTATTAACTGGTAACGCAATTGCACAAGATGGCAAAGCATTATTTGACGCATCACACAAAAACACTTTAACCGGTGCCTCGTTAGACGTAACCAGCATTGATAAAGCAATTCAAATGATGAATGGATTTGTCAATACTCGTGGTGAACCATTAGCGATTGAGCCTGATTTTATGTTGTTACCAACCTCGCTTTACACCCGTGCTAAACAAGTTTTAGGTTCAGCAAGTGTGGAGGGGGCTGATATTAATTCTGGCATTATCAATCCAATCCGCGACATTGTGCCGACAGTTAAATCCGCACGTTTACAAGTTGCCGATCCAAAATCCTGGTACTTAATCAACAAAGAAGCGATTGAAGTTTCTTATCTTGACGGCATTGATACGCCATACATGGAGCAACAACAAGGTTTCACTGTTGATGGTGTATCTACCAAAGTACGCATTGATGCCGGTGTTAACGTGATTGACTACCGCGGTATTGTAAAAGTTACCAATAAGTAACTTAAATCGCCCTAAATAACGACCGCACTTTTAACCGAAGTGCGGTTTTTTATTATCAAAATTAAAGGATCATTAAATATGGCTAAAAACTATATGCAAGACGGAAACACCGTGCGTTTTACCGCTGCCGCTGCCGTGAAAAGCGGTGATGTAGTGATGTTAGAAAACCTTGTGGCGATTGCTATTTCTGATGTAGAAAAATCCGCCGTTGGTGTTGGTTTGACTACAGGTGTATTTACGGTCAAGGCAAAAGCGGCTGACGACATTAAACAAGGTGCGATCGTTTACTGGTCTGCGACTGAGGGTGCAACAACTACCGCAGGCACTAACAAACGCTTAGGTATTGCATGGCACGCAAGTGGTGCAACCGTGGACACTGTCGATGTCAAGATCAACGCTTAGTCCGTTTGATGACGCACTCGCACAGGCGGACAACGTCATATCAGATGTGATGATGTCCGTCTATGTTATCAACGGCAAAAAATACAAAGCGGTGCTTGATGAAAGCCCAAAACTAATGAGTGGCAATTACACCGATGATTACTTAATTAATGGCACGACGCGTACTCTCACTCTTTTTAAAGCATCAGGATATAAGCCAAAACTTGGAGATATCATTATTTCTTCAACAGAGGAATATGTTGTGCGAGGGTTTAGTTTTGAAGATGGGAAGATCGTGCTGCAATTGGAGTAAATATGGCGGTGAAAATTGAAGGGATGGCAGCATTACAAGCTAATATCCAAAAACTGGCTAATCAAGTCGCGCCTAAAGCGACAGCAAAAGCGATTAATAAGGTGGCGAGAAGTGCAATCAAAAATGGAACAAAAAATGTATCCAAAGAGATTCATGTGCCAGCTAAATTAATCCGTAAGCGAACTCGATTATCCCAAAAAGCAACAGCGAATCGACCAGTTGCAAAAATACGAGTTGATAGAAGAAATTTACCATTAATTCGATTATTGGAAAACCCTAGACGAACCATGCGAGCGAGTAAAGGGCAAATTAGAATAGGCAAATATCAAATACAACGCGGTTTTATTCAAACTCTAGCAAATGGTCGTAAACACGTTATGCAACGACAAGGTAAAGAGCGGTATTCAATTGATGTTGTTAAGATTCCGTTATCTAGACCATTAACAACGGCTTTCCATAATGAGTTAAAAGATTATTCAAGTCAGATCAAAGTCGAACTGACAAGAGAGTTGAGTGACATTTTAAAAAAATAGAGGATTAAATGCTAATTCATAAGAAGATTCGGCATCAAGTGTCGGATATGCTCAAAAGCAGTATAAAGGGTGTTGAGAATATTTATTCTGGGCGCCCTTTATTTATTGATATTGACCAAGAAAAAACAGCTATTGCAGTTTTTCTTGATGAGATTTCGTGCGAAGAGGTAGATCTCTGTCATCACGAATATACCGCAGCATTAAATATCGCAATTTATCTGAAAACAGCTTTAGGCGACGACGCATTAGATGATATTGCAGACAAAATCAAAGAGCGATTAAGCGTAGCTATATCTAATGATGAATTATCGGAAAACATTTCCGAAATGACTCTTATTAGCTACGAATACGAGCAAGATACGACAAATCGTACTTGGTTCGTTTCTAACCTTAAATATCAAATTAAGTATGAGGACTAGATATGCCTACACAAACAACACCTTTTCAAGGCACTAAATTTTATTTGGGCACTGGTCTAACCGAAGGCAAAGCAGTCACAGCCGTAACGGTTAAGCCTAATGCAACCATTACATCAGCAGGGCATGGTGCCAAAGTAGGGGATTTTATTAAGCTAACTGGTCTAGGTGCGCTTGATGGATATTATCCTGTAAAAGCCGTTACCAATGACTTAATTACACTTGCAGATGAAGTAGATTGGACAAGCCAAGATGCGCCAGCCAGTTACGCAGCAGTTAAAGTTTCTACCGTGAAATGGTCATCTAATTTCTGTGCGATTAAACAGATTGAGGGTGATGGCGACACATTAGGTGAAGAAGATATTACAACCATGTGTTCTGAGGGTACAGAAACAGAAGCAGGTGAGATTGAGTATGGCTCAATTAAATTAACCTTCTTCTATGCGCCAGCTACCGCAATGCAAGCTGACTTGCGCAAGAAGTTTTATGCGAAAGAAACCTTCCCTTGGATGATGATATTGAAAAATGGTCAAGGTTCTCTTTACGGCACAGGATTTATCCAAACCTCACCTAATTTTAGCGGTGAAGTAAAAGGTAAATTTGAATCTGGTGTAACGATTAAAAAAGCAAAACGCGATTATCACTTACCAGCATAGCCGCAAAGTGCGGTGAATTTTGACCGCACTTTATAAAAACTAAAACCCCGAAAGCAGCGAACTCTCGGGGTTTTTCATTCCAATTAAACCATACTTAAAAGGAATAAACTTCATTGGAAATTATAACTAACTTTCTTCCTTTATTCAAGGAGCAAGCTATGCAATATGGGTTATGGGAAACGACCTTAGCTTATTTAGTGTTAGGCGTATGTTTCATCATCGCTTGGCGACTCCCAAATATTATTAATTCAATTAAAAACAAAGGTGATAAATAATGAATCTACGTGAAAAACTTTTAGCCAATAAGCCTAAAATTACCCCAATCATTATTAATGGCGAGAATTATTATATCCGTGAAATTACTGTTGGTGAAATGAATCGTGTGCTTTATGGGCAACAACAAGAATTGGTGCGCATTGCAGAGAGTCAAGGTATTGAATTGAACTTCAATGATGAAAAACACCTTACTGAGCAACTTGCTAAAATTTATGACCCGAATCGATTAACGCGTACGCTTGCTATGCGGTTGTGCGATCAAGATGGTAAAAATCTTTTTGATATGGATAATCCTGATGATTTAACCGCACTTTCCAAATTAGATAAGGTTGTATTTGAGCAATTAACGCAAGCTATTGTGGAAGATGAACCAAAAAACTCTCAAGCCGAAGAAAGTTCCAAATAAACCTCTCACTTTCTCTCGGCAAAACACTTGAAGAAATTGAGCAAATGCCAGAGCGTCATCTCCAAGAATACGAAATGTTTTATCAGGAACAGCCTTTTGGATTATGGCGAGAGGATTATCGTACTGCACAAGTTTCACATTTGCTTGCTATGATAAATCGAGACCCTAAGTCTAAGCCTCCAGAGTTATCTGATTTTATGCCGTTTTACCAAGAAAAAATGGATGATGAAGATGATGACGGAGTGGCTGATTATTTAGCAAATCGTTAAATTATCTATTGCTTCTGAATCTTATATAGATTAAAATCTATATAAATAATAAGAAAGGTAATAGCTGTATGAAACAAGAATGGGAAGTAATTTTACAAGACCCACTTTTGAACTGGTTAGAAACGCTGGCAGAAGATGACGTATTAAAAATCTATGCGGCGTTGGAATTATTATCAACAGAAGGTCCACAATTAAGCAGACCTTATTCGGATACGCTGCAAGGCTCTAAATATACCAATTTAAAAGAATTGCGAGTACAGTCTAAATTATCGGTATTCCGTTTATTTTATATTTTCGACCCTGTCAGACAAGCGATTGTTTTATGTGGCGGAGATAAAAAAGGCAAGAAAGAAAAACTCTTTTACAAAGAGATGATTGCCCTAGCGGAACAAACCTATGATGATTACCTTTCTGAATTAACTAAGGAGCAAGAAAATGAGCGTGAAATTTAAAGATCTGATGAATAATCTTCCAGCTGAAAAGCAAGCGAAAGTGAAAGCTATGGCAGACGATATGCGAATGGAGTTACAACTTTACCGTATTCGTGAAGAATTAGAGCTTTCACAAAAGCAAATGGCAGAAGCATTAAGTATTTCTCAGCCGTCAGTTGTCGCCCTTGAAAAACGTGGCAATGACATTAAATTATCATCAGTTAAACGTTACATTGAGGCAATGGGTGGTGTGTTAAATTTATCGGTTGAATTACCCACAGGAAAAACAGTTACTTTCAACTTATAGAAGGTGGTAAGTATGTTGCGTGATTTTATTCAATTTACAGCAAAATGCTTTTTTATACTGCTTATTGCATTAGGGACATTATTCCTTTTATTTGCTGTTGATTTTATTTATATTCTCGCTTTTATTGGTGTATATGTTGCTATTTTCGCAACTTGTCTTGTTGTAGCTATTATTAAAGAAAATAACCGTATTAAGAAACTAAGGATAGTTGAACAAGATAAGAATCGTGTGAAATATGTTATTATTAATTAAATTATAAGTTTCTAAAAGCTCGCTTCGGCGGGCTTTTTTTATGAGGTGAATATGTCAAGTTTAGGTTCGTTAAATATTCTTTTGAGTTTGGACTCAATTCAGTTTAATCAGGCGCTTGATAAATCATCCTATCAAACGCAAAAGTTCGCAAAACAATTTGAATTGAATTTTACAAAAGCGCAGGCCAAAGCAAAACAATTCTCAGAGCGTACTACTCAATATTTGAATAACATAGAGAAAGCGGCAAATACAATTAATAAAACGACAAGCCGTACTTTTTGGGCGGGCATTGTAAGTTCGGGCGGTTCCTATTTATCATCTGGTATTTCTGATGTGATAAAATACGCGGATAGTTATACTGAATTGCAAAACCGTATTCGCTTAGTAACAAATAGCCAAACAGCTATGGTGGCTGCGACAGAATCGGTGTTTGATATTTCTTTGAAAACCAATCAAGCTGTGGGCGCTACTGCACAAATCTATCAACGCTTTGCACAAAATGCAGATAGATTGAATTTATCTCAACTACAAGTCTCAGAATTAACTGAGACTGTCGCAAAATCTGTTGCAATTTCAGGTGCTAGTGCAGGTGCAGCAGAAGCAGCATTAATGCAATTTGGGCAAGCATTAGGAAGTGCAGAATTACGCGGAGATGAGCTTAATTCTGTTATTGAGCAAACTCCAGGTCTTGCTGATGCGATAGCTAAAGGGCTTGGCGTAACAACTGGTGAGCTGAAAAACTTAGCTAAAGCAGGGCAATTGGATATTCACACCGTTATCCAAGCTTTAGTAAAAGCACGAGATACGGTAGATAATGACTTTAATAAACGCGTTAAAACACTTTCAATGTCTTTTACAAATTTAGAGACATCGATAACTAAGTTTTCAGGTGAAGCAAATAGTGCGTTAGGTGTTACGCAAAAACTAGCTACTGGAGTCGATTTTGTTAGCGATCATCTCCAAGAATTAATTATTGGGCTTGGATCGCTGACAGCTGCACTTGCTATCGGTCATCTTAGCAAATACGGCTTAGAACTATTAAAAACGGGTTATGCTAGTGCAAAAAATGCTCTAGCGCATATTGCAGAGGCAAAAGCCATAGCAACAAAAGCTACTGCAATGCGTACAGCGGCTCAGGTTGAAATGGCAAGCTTAAACGCACAATTTCAACTTGCACAATCTGAACAAACACGCTTTGCATTGCGTGAAAGAATGAAAGTGCAGTCTGCTCAAATTATTGCACTTGCACAAGCTGAAGCTACTGCAAAACGAAATCTTGCCACGGCAACTAACATTGCCGCAATGGCGGCAAAAGGTTTGCAAAGTGTAATGGCTTTACTTGGTGGGCCTGCTGGTGTGATTGGTATTGCTGCCACATCATTATTATTTTTTAGTTCACAAGCGGCAGAAGCTCGACAATGGGCATTAGATACATCGGTTGCTAACCAAGCTTTAGCCGAATCTTATGATCAAATCACCGAAGCTGCATTATCTCTTAAAATTACAAAACAGCTTGAGGATATAGAAAAATATTACGCTGAGATTGAAAAATTAAAAGCGGGAATAGCAACAAAACAGGTTAGTGCAGATTTTGACGGCATTAGCGTTGGAGGAAACGCAAATGATGCCGAAATTGAAAGTTTAAAAAATAAAATCCAAGTAATTAAGGAAAATGCCGATATTGCAAGACAGTCACTTGAAAAAATGCTTGCTCCACTTGGCGAGAAGATGCTGCGATCAGGTAAAAATATTGATGAAGTGCGGCAGAAATTCAAGTTACTTGGTGTATCAGCTGAAACCGCAGATAGCATCATAGCTAACTTGCCGAAAAGCTTTAATGATACGGCAAACGGTGCAAAGAATGCCACAGATAAAACTTTGGATTTAAAAGATGCAATTGATAAATTAAATGGCAAATCAACAACGCTTACTCAAAAATTAGAGGTTGCGAAGTTAAAACAACAAGGGCAAGCAAAATCTGCGTATGTGTTGGCTGGTCTCTATGAATTGCTTGGGAAAGAGGGTGCTGAATATAATGAAGTATTGATCGGCATTGCGACAGGCACAATTACCGCAGCTAATGCAGCAGATAAAGCTGTTGGTTTATCTGTTGAGACTTTGAAAAAGATTTTAGATGGTAAAGCTCAATTAGAACAAGACTTCACCAAAGAAAATCAAATAAATAAAATAGAGACTGGGCTAAAGGACAATGGGCGTCAGTCAAAAGGATCTAAAACTGACTATGTAAAACAATACACAGATCAAGTTAGCGAAATGGAAAAACGCCTGTCTGAATTGCGGGCAAATGCTCAGGATATAGCATTATTTGGTCAACCTAGCCAATATCAAGAGGTAAACAAGCTAACACAAGATATCGCTGCCAACGCTGAAAAATATGCACATTTTGGTGCTGAGGGGATTGCTAAACTAAAACATCTTGCATCACAAATTGACGCTGCAAATCAGGAAGTGGCGATCAATCAGTTTAAGTCTGATAACTCCGAAAAGTTACAGGCAATGGAGTTTGAATTAACTCTCCTTGGGAAAACGCGACAAGAACAAGAGCTAATGCAGTACAATCATCAGCTTGATTTAGAAGCGGCAAGGTTAAAAAACGGGATGTCGCAGAAGAATATAGCCAAACTAGATGAAGAAATTGCCAAACTTAAAGAGCGTCGAGTGATTATTCAGCAACAAACGGAAGAATCTCGTGGTAGTGCAATTCTTGGTTTTCAACAAGGAATGAAAACAATTGAAGATCAGGTTTCTGATGTTGCAGGAAACATAAGTAACATTACCGTGAACGCATTTAATGGCATGTCTGATGCTTTAACTGATTTTATAATGACAGGTAAAACTGACTTTAACTCATTAGCAAAATCAATCATCAAAGATATTGTTCAAATGACGACAAAAATGATTATTTTTGCATCGCTCAAGGCGGCATTTGGAGGTACATCTTTTGGTAAATTCATGGGGTTCTCTGGAGGCGGTTTAGTCCCTGAATTAAAATATACTGGTGGGCTTGTTGGATTTGATGAAGGGGGATTTACTGGTATAGGTGGAAAATACACGCCAGCTGGTATTGTACATAAGGGCGAATACGTCATAACAAAAGAAGCCACTGCTCGTTTGGGCCGTGGCTTTTTAGATCATCTTAATTACGGTTCTGTTCGTCGTGGTTTTGCTAATGGTGGTGGAGTCGGTGTGCCAAGATTGCCCACTATGGCTTATCAACCTAAATCATCAGGGAATATAGCGGTTAAGGTGATTAATAACGGTGAACCGATGGATGCAACGGTAAGCCAACAATCAAAAAATGGACTGCTTGAAATCACCGTGGAATTAGTGCGACAAATTGCGCAAGCGGAAGCAGGAACAATGCTGCAGAAGAATATGCGCCCTGGCGGATTGTTATCTTAGGAGTAAACATGGCATTAAAAACATTATCTTGGTGTCCTCAGCCTAAATATATTGTAGAGGAAGAACCTAGACGAAAAGTGCTTAATTTTGGCGATGGTTATCAACAGCGTATGGCAGATGGCATTAACTCGCTTTTGCGCAAATATTCAGTCACCTACAAACTCAAACACGAAGAAGCAGAGAAATTCAGAAATTTTATGAAAGAACACGGCGGAGTTCGTGCCTTTTATTTTAAGGATGTGGCACTTGGTGGCGGATTAGTGAAGGTGGTTTGTCCTAAATTTCCACGATCTGTTACCAAAACGCACACCACTTTCACGTGTGAGTTCGAGGAAGTAGTTTAAATCCTTTAAAGTAGTTTAAAAGAAATTGAAAGGTTGAGTTGTGAAAATACATCTCACAAAGCAAGAATGTAGAAGTCCTTCCTCACTACAAGAGATACTTGCTTTGTTATGATTTCACAACGCAATCGGAAAAACAAACCCCGAAGCGTTTGCAGCACTTCGGGGTTTTTATTTACCCCTTAAATAGGCTAAGGAGCAATTTTGATTAAGTATACACCAAAACATCAAGTTAAGGTAGGTGGAAAAATGAGTGAAAAAGATGCAGGCATTGCAGGGAAAATGCTAGCAAGTGCAGCAATTATTGCAGCGGTTGGTTTTGCCATTGGCGCAGCGTGCTTCGGGATTAGCTTTATTCTATGAAAAAAAAGCCTATTGACAACCAATAGGATTTTTCATTATTATTTTTATCAAGGTGTCGTAGCCTTAAATCCAAAGCGGAAGTCCGCACCCGACAGCATAGCGGTTTTTTTATGCGTAAAATTTGTGATCTCGTTTAGTTTTATTGCCATTAAGACTTAACACGCATAAATCCAATTTCATCTATGCCGAGAGGGCGAGGAATAAAAGACCTTCGGGGAATAACTCCAGCCGACTTTGGACGGTTTACGAACCTCTTGGCACCCTATTTAGGGTAAATCTTAATTTCGTAAAAAAAATCCAAAGGAGACATTTTATGTCTAATCAAATCTCAACCCAAACAATTTCATTCAATCATCAATCTTTAGTTACATTTAAACAAAACGGTACACATTACACTGCTATGAAACCAATCTGCGAAAATATCGGCTTGGATTGGAAATCTCAATATTCTCGAATGAAACGTGATGATGTATTAAATTCAACTATGGTCATCATAACCATAGTTGCCGAAGACGGTAAAAAACGTGAAATGATTTGCTTACCAATCGAATATTTAAACGGTTGGTTATTTGGCATTGATATTAATCGTTGTAAACCAGAAATCCGTGACACATTAATCAAATACAAAAAAGAGTGTTATCAAGCGTTACATGATTATTGGTTTAATGGTAAAGCAGAACGAAAAACAACTGCAGACGATCGCACAGGGTTACGCAATGCCGTGAATATGCTCGTGAGCAAAAAGGGATTAATTTATTCTGAGGCTTATCATTTAGTCCATCAACGCTTTAATGTGGAATCAATCGAAGATTTGACATTAGAGCAGTTACCGCAAGCGGTGGAGTATGTTCACAGAATCGTGCTTGAGGGGGAGTTGATTACAACGCCTAAAAAAGATGAGTGCTTTAATTTTGAATTTACCGAACGCGAACTCCAACACCTCGTTTGGGCGTGGTTTGCTTTATTGCGTGGCACGGAACTTTGCCAAGTACTTCACCCAGCATTAAAACAAATTGGTTCGCACTACGCTGCTTCCGTTTATAGCATGGCTTACGAATATCGCAGCACTCTCCGTCATGCCCATAACGTATTGACACGCATTACAGAGCAATTTGAATGCGAGCAAGGTAATAACTGGCGTGTATTAAAACACCTTCGAGCCTATAACCCTAAAGCAACAGGCTTTCAGCTAGACATTCTCTAAAACACCACAAAATCCGACCGCACTTTGGAAACAGGGTGCGGTTTTTTATTGGAGCAAATATGAGTATTTACGGACAGCTGCAGCAATACGCATCTCATGGCTGGATAGAATTATTTGAACTCGATCTCACTAAATTTGGCGATATTGTTTATCGTTTCCATGATGGATTAAGTCCATTGGGTCAAGCTATTGTGTGGCAAGGGCAAGAATATACGCCTTATCCAGTCAAAGCTGAGGGATTTGCAGTTGATGGGTTAAACCCTGTTAGACCAAGTATTACATTTTCTAACTTAGGTGGGGCGATTACATTAGTATTGGCAAAATTAAAAGGCATTGAGGGCGCTCAACTTACTCGCAAGCGAACGAAAATAATCTATCTTGATGCGGTAAATTTTGAAAATGGAAATTTGACCGCCGACCCAAACGCACATTTACCCGATGATATATTTTATATATCGCAAAAAACATCGGAAGACCATTTAACCGTTAGTTTCGAGCTATTACCTGCTACTGATTTAGAAGGGGTGAAATTACCTCGTCGGCAGATTGTCGCTCAATATTGCACTCATAAATATAAGGGGCAGTTTTGCGGATATACAGGCGATAAAGCAACTTGCTCTAAAACGCTTGCTGACTGTAAAGCACATTTTGGTGAGCACTCAGAACTGCCTTTTGGTGGTTTTCCAAGTGCGGCATATATGAGGATTTAAAATGAAACATATTGATGATGCAATAGCACACGCCAAACAAAGTTATCCGCACGAAAGTTGCGGTTTTTTTGTGCTTAAAAATGGCAAATTGCAGTATGTCGCCTGTACCAATTTAGCGGCAGAAGCAGAAGATGAATTTTTGATTGGCATAGAAGATTATGCCCGAGCGGAAAGCGTGGGGGAAATTAGAACCGTTGTTCATTCCCATCCTGACGAGAGTTGTTTACCAAGCATTGCAGATCAAGACGCACATAAAATGAGTGGATTGGAATGGTGCATTATTGGACTAGAAGGTGATGAAGTATCTACGCATTTTATGCCTGCACTTACGGAGGTGCCTGATTTGTATGGGCGTAAATTTATCCATGGCATGACTGACTGCTACGGATTTGTACGCGATTGGTATCGCCAAGAACTGGGTATTAATCTCCCAAACTACAATCGCATAGATGGCTGGTGGGATAATGGTGGCAATCTCTATGTTGATAACTTTGAGGACGCTGGATTTTATCCAGTCAAAGACTTAAAAATAGGCGACATGATTGTGATGCAAATTAACGCAAATGTACCTAATCATGCTGGTGTTTATCTTGGTGATGGTTTAATTGGTCATCACCTATACGGACGACTATCAAGTAAGGATGTATATGGACAATTCTACCGCGAACGAACAACGCACATCATGCGACATAAGAAAAATACGCCTTAAAGGCGAGTTAGGCAAACGCTTTGGGAAAGTCCATAAGCTGGCAGTAAAAACACCAGCGGAAGCCATCCGAGCCTTATGTGTTTTAAAAAGAGGATTTAAAGAGTTTCTTCTAGAGTCTGAAAGACACGGAATAGTTTATCGGTTCTTGGTGCAGCGAGAAGAGCTGACAACATCATCTGATGAATTTCAAATGCGGTATGGCGCTCAAGCCGAATTTCACCTTATTCCAGTCATTAGAGGTTCTAAGCGAGGGGGATTCTTTCAGCTCATAGCGGGGGCTGCGATGATTGGCCTTGCATTTTGGAACCCTTTAGGATGGGCTACTATAGGCGGTACAGGCTTTTTAAGCAGCGCGGCAACCTTGCCACTTACGATTGGTGCATCACTTGTACTTGGCGGCATCAGCCAATTACTCGTCCCTGTGCCAAAAGTAAGTGGACCACAAGAACGTCCAGAGAATAAGCCGTCTTATTTATTTAATGGTGCGGTAAATACAACCGAGCAAGGGCAACCTATCCCATTGTTATATGGTGAATTAATAGTTGGATCTGCTGTTGTATCGGCAGGTCTTACCGATAAAGAAATTCCTATCAGAACAAACTCTACATCAAACAATGAAACTAGAGGAAAACTTAAATTTAAACGAGTTTCGGGGTGATAAATGCAGATAGTCGGTAGAAAAGGCGGAGGAAAAGGTGGTGGCGGAGGTGGTAGAGCACCAGTTGAAGCCCCTGATTCACTCAAGTCTTGTTCCTATGCAAAATTTATTGATGTTATTTCTTGTGGCGAAATTGAAGGACCAGTAAATGGACTGAACTCAGTTTACTTTGGTGATGTACAGTTGCAAGATGAAAAAGGCAAATTCAATTTTAATAATGTTGCTATTGAGTGGCGACCTGGAAGTGTGAGACAAGCACCGTCAGAAATTTGCCAAACCAATGAAGTGACAACAGATGTTAATACCGAAGTAAAAAAAGACAAACCTATCACTCGCTCTATTATTGCACCAGAAGCAGATATTGTTAGAGTAACCATTACTGTACCTGGATTAAGTCATCAAAATAAAAGCAATGGAGATATTAACGGTACAAAGGTTGAGCTAAAAGTCGAATATCAAGCTAACGGTAGCCAGTGGATAGATGCAGGTAATATCGTTATCGAGGGTAAAACCACATCATCATATAATCGCGAACATAGCTTTAGATTAACAGGCGAAGCTCCCTGGAATATAAAAGTGACACGGTTAACTGATGATTCAGATAGCCAGGTTTTACAAAACAAAACCATTTTTTCGAAAATCACAACGGTTTTTGAGGAAAAATTAACTTATCCTGGTGTGGCATATGTTGGCGTGCAAATAGATGCCGAGCAATTTAGCTCAATACCATCTCGTGGGTATCATTGCCGTGGCATCAAACTAAAAGTGCCATCAAACTACAATCCAGAAACTCGAGAATATAGCGGTGATTGGGACGGTACATTTATTGTCAAATACTCAAATAACCCTGTTTGGATTTATTTTGATTTACTCACTAACGAGGAATATGGGGCGGGGGAATATATCAAAGAGGATATGCTAGATAAATGGTCGATGTACCAAATAGCAAAATATTGCGATGAATTAGTCCCTGATGGATTTGGTGGCCGTGAACCTCGCTTTACCTGCAATGTTTACATCCAAACCAAACAAGAAGCCTTTAAGCTGTTACGAGATTTAACATCGGTATTTAGAGCAATGAGTTATTGGAGTAGCGGCACTCAAATGCTTGTCCAAGACTCGCCAAAAGATCCTATTTATCAGTTTAATAATACCAATGTTATCGGCGGTAAATTCAGCCGCGCAGGCTCGAATATTAAAACTCGTCACAATGTCGTATTAGTGACGTGGAACGACCCGAAAAAATACTTTAAGCAATCTGTAGAGTACATCGAGGACCCAGAAGCGATTGTTAAGATGGGGTACATATCCCAAACGGAAGTTGTGGCGTTCGGCTGTACATCGAGAGGGCAAGCGAGACGACTAGGGAAATGGCTACTTTATACTGAGCAATACGAAAGCGAAGTTATTACGTTTTCTTGCGGACAAGATGGTGCTATACCCATTCCTGGCGAAGTGATACAAGTATCTGACGTTCATCGTTCAGGAGAGAGACGCGGTGGGCGAGTTAAAGACGGCTCAACAACAAACCGAATCATCCTCGATGCGGAAGTTGAAATCACAAAAGAATCAACGATTAGCATAGTGAATGAAAAAGGAGAGTTGGAGCAAAGAGCGATTACACAACGCGGGAAACTCACTAAGATTGACGTAAGACCAGTCTTTACCTCTGTTACAGAAAATAGCACATGGATTATTGCTAGTGCAGATATAAAACCTGAACTTTATCGAGTTATCTCTATTGTTGAGAGCGATGACGGCTCATACACTATCACTGCATCTGATTACAATCCCTCTAAGTTTGAGCATATTGAAAATGGGAATGAACTCATTGAATATGACACAACAAACAATACGCTAGATACTGGTGTAAAAAATGTAGTGATTACCGATGAGATTTATCGTGGGCTTGGGGGAAGTATCCAAACCAAAATTGTTGTAAGTTATGAACCTGCAACATCGCTCACATCTCGATACCAAATCGAGTATCGCGATGGCAATGGCAACTGGAAACAGATGGAGCCAACGACCTTAACATCGGTTGATATCCCTAATGTAAAAGATGGCGTGTTATATCAAATCCGCATCAAAACAAGCAATGTATTAGGTGTATGGTCCGATAATCCAATCCAAAACTATGAGCCAATAGGGAGATTACGTCCTCCGCATAATGTTTCTAATTTAAGACACAAGGCTATTGCCCAAGAAGGAGCTTTTTTAATTTGGGATTTATCGCCCGATATAGATTTAGAGTATTACGAGATTAAAAAAGGCGACACCTATGAAATTTCTAAACCAGTTGGGAAAATCAAGGCAAACGAATTTAATCTTGGTTTTATTCGCGCTGGTGAGCATAAGTATTGGCTAAGCGCGGTGGATTCTTCCGATGTTCGCTCTGAATCGCCCACTGCAGTAACGTTTAATATTTCAGGCGGACAAGTAGAAAACTTAGTTGCAGAAATTGTCGGCGATGAAGTTTTGATGACTTGGGGTGAGACAAAAAACAACTCTTTTTCGACTGAGCTCTACGAGGTTAAAAAAGATGATGACGTGCTGGCTTTAGTTAAAAGTACATCATTTAAATTTAAGGCTGATTTTAACGGCAATAAAAAATTTACCGTTACTGCAATTGACTTAGGCGGAAATCGGAGCGAATCCGCTCAAGCGCAGCTAATTGTCCATCGACCGACACCTGTCTCTATATCTCAACAAGTTATCGATAACTACGTCATGTTGCGTTGGCAAAGTGCCAAGGCTACCTTGCCGATTGTCTATTATGAGTTGCGGAAAGGGGAAACAATAGAAAATTCAGAGTTTATCACAAATATTGATGGGTTAGCGTTTCCACAGTTTGAAACTGTAGGAGGGTTATATAAATACTGGATTATTGGTGTTGATAGTGCAGGTAACAGAAGTGAGCCGCAATATACGCTATCCAATGTTGCACAACCGCCAGATTATATCCTTAAATACGACTACAACAGCTCGTATGACGGAATTAAAAATGGTTCGGATAAAATCGATGGCAAGTTATATCTACCAGTCAGACGAGATACATGGGCAGAGCATTTTAGATCCAATAATCTCGCTACTCCAAAATCTCAAATTAATAGAGGTTTCCCGTTGTACCTCCAGCCAATAGACGAGAGCGGATATTATGAGGAGGAAATGGATTACGGCACGGTATTAGCATCATCCAAAATTACTCTTACCCCTAAGGTGATAAGCTCTGGCAGTTATGATATTAACTATCATATAGCAGTAAAAGAAAACGCTAAAGATAATTGGCGCGAACACGACCAACAATCCGTTTATGAAACCAACTTTAGATATGTTAAGTTTAGAATTACAGTGAGCAATGCACAGAAACCTGTCGTAATAGAGTCACTTAATCTAAAACTCGATCAAAAACAAAAAACTGACGGAGGAACCGTACAGGCAAATGCGTCAGATATAAAAGGCACATGGGTAAACTTTGCAACAGAGTTTATCGATGCGTCTGTCCCGGTTTTAACACCACAATCTAAACAACCACTTTTTGCAACATCTGACTTTAAGGATGAGCCAAAACCTAAAGGCTTTTACGTATTTTTATTTGATAAAAATGGGAATCGTGTAAGCGGTAAAGTTGGCTGGGTTGTAAAAGGAGTGTAAAGGAGCAAAAATGGCAGATTTTAACAAACCAACTGTCGATAGCGAATATACGCAATTCCCAACCGAAATTAGAGCCGCCATTAGTGCGATTTTATCATTTTTGGATGGGGAGCACACTAATGTCCCGCTAAAAGCAAAACGCTGGAATCCATCGACAAAAATTTTTGAAGAATATAATGGTGCTCAATGGGTGCCCATGGCTACAGAGTATAAACTACCCGTTGATTATAACTCACTCAAAAACAAGCCACTCCCAAACTCTGCTGTTAACGACGAAAGTGACACAAAGTTTGCGAGTTCAGCAGCCGTTAAAACGGCTTATGATAAAGCGGCGGAAGCAAAAGAAGCTGCTAGCGCTAAACAATCCCCAGCCACAACCTTAGCAGGCTATGGTATTGGGAATTTTAAAGTAGAACAAGGGCAGGGCGATGCTAATGGCTATAAAACCGATGGCAATTATTACTTAGCAAGCGGTCAAAATCTACCCGAAAATGGGGCATGGCATATTGAAGTAGTTAGCGGTGGGGCAACAAATGCGGTGCGTCAAATTGCACGTAAAGCAAATGATAACAAAATCAAAACACGCTTTTTTAATGGCTCAAATTGGTCAGAATGGAAAGAGACAGGCGGCGACGGCGTGCCTATTGGTGCGGTGGTGTCATTTCCTCGTGCGGTAACTAATCCCGTTGGTTTTTTAAAAGCCGATGGCACGACATTTAACCAACAAACCTTTCCCGATTTATACCGCACTTTGGGCGACAGCAACCAACTTCCTGATTTAACTCGTAGCGACACAGGCATGACGGCTTATTTTGCCGTGGATAACATTCCTGCAGGCTGGATTGCCTTTGATTCAATCAGAACAACCGTTACACAGCAAAATTACCCCGAGTTATATCGTCACTTAGTCGGTAAATATGGCTCAATTGCAGCAGTGCCAAAAGCAGAGGATAGATTTATCCGTAATGCTGGCAATGGTTTGCAAGTGGGGCAAACGCAAGAGGATGAATTCAAGCGACATGTGCATAGAGTACCGATAGACTACGATTCTTGGTTCGACGACTCAAGTCAAGGAAGAAATAATTCGTATTTTGACTATACAACATTTACTCATTCTTCAGATTTGTGGAGTGTCAATTATTATGATGATAGAGATGGCGATAATGGTTTTGTTTCACCTAAAAACACCTCTCAAATGGCAACAGGTGGAGATGAAACTCGCCCTAAATCATTAATCCTCAAATTATGCATCAAAGCCATTAACAGCCTTGATGACGTGCAATTCTGGGTGAAGGCATTCGGTGTTGTTGAAAATGCTGGGGCTTTAGATGCGGGTACACTTGCACAAAATATGCAAGCGTTATCTGAGCGTGTTGAACAAAAAATAGAAGAGAATAAACAATCAACTTTGCGAGAAATCACCAATGCAAAAGCTGATATAAATCAGCAATTTTTGCAGGCAAAACAGGATTTATCTCAAATTGGCACATTAAAAAAAGTCTGGGAAGGTAACGTGAATTCTGGGGAAATTACTCTATCAGAGAAGTGCTTCGGTAAAACGTTAATTTTTTATCTCCGACTATCTGAAGAGAGTAATTATGATCCTAACACTACTGAATTAGTCAGTTTTGAGGTGGGTGCAGAAGATGAAGGCGGAGGTCGTTTGACTAGTATTCGTGAAATAGTATCCAAATATAATTATCGCCAAGTAGTACCCAAACAGTTCACTGTGTATATTGCTGGTGACGGTAAAACTATAACCATTGACCAACTTGATGCACGTTCTATAAAACGTATTGACATTCGATAAAGGAGCGTTAAATGAAAGTCTATTTTTTTAAAGATAATTTAAACAACTATCAAATTTTTCCACCGCCTCAAAACTTAAATAATGTTATAGAAATAGAAGTGAAAAACGAAGCGGTGCTTGATAATAAACAGCTAGTTAAAAATGGCAATGGGTATATTCTTGTTAATAAAAAGCCAACGGAATTACACATATGGAATGGAAATAGCTGGGTTATTGATGAGGAGAAGCAAACTGAAATTAAGCGTGAACTCATTAAAAGACTAGTTGATAGCATTGATGATACAGCAGCTAGTATTAGTGCGAAGTGGACTCGATTTGCCGAGGAATACAAAGAACGTGAATCTGCAGCTCTGGCATTTAAAGAAGCGAATTTTACTGGCGAAGTAAGCATCTATATATCAAGTTTTGCAACTGTCGCAGGACTTGATAATAAATCAGCAACATTGCTAATTTTAAAACAGGCTGAAGGATTACGACTGTCTCTTATACACATCTCCGAGCCCACG